TTGGCACTGCCAAAGATTCCCCAAGTGCCATACACCCACGTTGCTTCCCTGACAAACAGGATTTCGCCCTCCTTCACATTGCAAGGCAGTGGGCGGCGGGTTTGGGTCTTGTGTCCAGTCTTGATTTTGTTCGCCAACTCAGGGCGGAATAGTAGTCCTTTCATGGTGCTGTACTGTGTAATCGTTTTTGCGGTATTCCTTCGGTGGATTCGTTACTCAGGGCGGTTTTGATATTGCCCAACTGTGTAACGTGGCGGCTACTTCTTGACCGTGACCGTCACTTCCAAACCCAATGCCTCCAATTGGTCGGAAAGGTTCACAACACTTGGCAGTCTGCCCTTCGCCAAGCGCGTCAAAGCGAACTCGGAAATGCCCGCCTCGATGGCGGTGGCTTTCACCTGCTTGCCTTCCAAACGCTCCTTGAGCGCGGCGGCTAATTGATCTTTCAGTGTTCTCATATTGCAAAGGTATAGTTGCGCGATTTGCAAAACAAATAAGGATGCGATGGGGGATTCGCTTGCATTTCTCGCAACTACTCGCTATCTTTGTGGGGTCATCATCAATAAAGATCATCATGGAAAACATCATCATCAACGCAATCAAAACAGATTCCACTATCCGCCTGAAATACGATGGCAATGACCGCCACGTAATGCCCTTGGTCTTTGGCACCTGCCGCAACGGCAAAGAATCACTGTTGTGCTACAAAATTGATCTGAATGAGCGCCAAGAGACGGTGCTTTCAGTTCGCCTGTACTACATGGAGAAAGTAACGGATGTTTGCTCCGATGGGGCTGTGGTTAGCTTTCCCCGCAAAATCAGCTACTACCTGTCCCGATTCTTCAAGCCGCATCCTGTGGCTCAGATAGCCGTCTAGGATAGCTTAGGAATACAAACAGCAAGGCAGGGCGCACACCCTGCCTTTTGCTTTTTACAGCACGTACACGCTTGCCTTGGTCATATAGGTGATGTCTGCGCACAAGTAGATCACGTTATCGCCACGGTCAGGCGATTGGGTTCCTCCCAGTAGTGCCTTCTGCTTGTCCTTTGTCCACAACTTGATCACGTTGTTCGCGCCTACATCGTAGCGGTAGCTGGCGAGCTGGGTTTGCAGTACTGGGTCGTTGGGCAAAAGGACGCGGTTAGGGTTCGCCGGATCCAATTTTTCGCGCAAGGTCCAGGCCCACCATGTCTTCGCATCCTTGATCGTGTAGGTTCGCTCCTTGTTTTGGCGGTTCACTGCCCCCGTAGGTAGCATCTTGGAGATATGTTTAGGTTTGTACGCTGCCACTTGTGAATAAACGCCCTCCCCGATGCCGGGATAGTCGATATGGATTGGACAAGCCTTGGCCCCTTCCAGCCCTTTGCAGCGGCTCAGGTGCTCTGTCCAGAACTTGTTAGCCACCTTGGGCGATTGGTTTACCTGATCGCCTGTGTAGGCGCTCAGGAAGTCCACAACAACACCGTACAGCCATGAGAAGGTGCATTCATCCCCTCCTAGTGAAGGGTCGATTGCAGAGCGCGTGGGGGCGTTCTTCTTCCAATCAGGATTCGCCTTGATGTACTGCGCATGATCCTGCATTGAGAGGGCTACCCAATCATTCGGGAAGACTTGGAAGGGGTGCTCTTCGGCTCCAAGGACTTCGCCGTAGATTTCTTGTCGCGCAATCTGTGGGTTTTCGTCCCTCATTTTGTCAATTTTCTTTTTGGGAATGGTGGGGTTGTCATAGGTGGTGATCGCCCGGAAGTCCCAATCGCTATCCCCGGCCATCATCTTCTGTTTTGCTGTTTCAATCAGCGTGGCGAAGTGGTTGGCGGTTCCTTTCGGTACGCCTGAAATGATACAGCGTGCATCGTCGCCCGCGTCGAGCATTGATTTCAATATGACCTGCTCCCAGATGTAGGAGTTCTTCAATACGATCCCCGCCTCGTTGATGTAGATCAACTCATAGCCTTGGCCTTCCCATGAGTGCGGGTTGGCCATGAATCGGAAGTCCAGGAAAGAGTTACCGATTTCGACGCGGCTCATCCCCTTGCGGTATTTCCAATGGGTTTTAGGAAGTTGTTTCAAAAACGGCATGAAAAACTGCTCGAAGTAGCGCTCAGTGTTCTTGGACTGCACATCGCCCCACAATACGCGCATTGGCTTTTCTGACTGGAGCATCAGCAACGAAATGCAAATCGCTGCGCCATGGGTCATGCCGGCCCGCCCACCCTTGGGGTAAATGCAGAACTTCTTGGTGCATTCGAAAAAGACGTACTCCTGCACTTCAAACAGCTGCACATCGATTTCAATCGTCGGCATTGGTTTGCTTGCGCGTTACGATGGTTTTACGGATGACGATTTCTAGTGGGCCTTCGTTGGGGCCTGTCACTTCCAGTTTATCGCCGTAGCCGCGACTTTTGGCCCTGTGTTCCAAAAACCACATCGCCACCTTAGCATCCTCCTTTTCAAGGTGCTTTCCGATGACTGACTCTGCTTTGTCGATCAAGCCTTCATCCAAGTCCCTGACTGCTCGGGCAAAGTTCTTGTCAGTGCGCAAGTATTGATAGTAGGTTTCTCTGCTTAGCTTGGCTTCCGCGCATGCGTTGGTAATGCTTGGCCAGTGCCTAGTGACACAATCGAGCATCCTTTCCTTACGCTTTTTAACAGATTCTGTCACCTTGTCAGTTCTGTCAGAGCCGTTATTTCTAATCGCCATAAAAAGTACCTCCAAGCCAAAAACGAAAACAGCCCTCCTTTTTGCCGGGAGGGCTGTTTTTGGCAAATACACGGGGCAAGCGCTAGCTATACACCTCCGTCCGTTCCAATACCCAATAGGGGCTTGGCATATCTGTACGCAACAGCAAATGATAGCTGCTGCCCAGCCTGCGGGCGTTGAGGTTGGACAGTGTGGAACTTCCCGTTCCGATCACCCTGTGGGCAGTTGGCGGATCTGTAACCGCGCCTTCGAACGAGATACGGAAGTAGGCGGGGGCTGAGTTGGAGGCATTCAAGCCCGCCGTGATGCGCAAGGATGCGGACTTACCCGAATCAGGCTGCACTGTCCGGGTAATGGTCGTGATGCCCGTATGCGCAATCGGGTTGCTCGAAAGGCCATCGAAAAGGATTTCCCCCGCGTATTGGTCCTGCGGTTGGTCGAGGATCAAATTGTTGCTGGAGAAGTGGGCTGCATTTGTCGCGTTCTTGGTCACGGTCAGGTTGGACGTGTAAACCGTACGCCCGCCTTCAATCTTTGTGTCCAGTTGCAAGCCTTTGTGGCTTACGCTTGGGTCAAGGACCACATTGGCCCATCCCTGCACCTTGCAGTAGGTATAGGTGACTTGGCCTGCAACAGGGGGATGCGCCTCAATGGCTGTGTCAATGAATGCGCCGCCTTGGAAGGTCACGTTTTCCGCAATGGCACCTGTGCCCGTGGAGATGATCTGGGAAGATGTCCCCCTGCACCCGGTCATGGACAACTCAGTATCGGTAGGGTTGATCGAGAACTCCGTGCCGATAACGCCAGATAGGGTGAGGTTGTAGAAAGACGACAAGGCGACCGCGCTTGCTGCCGTAAGGTTGCAGTCCATGATCTCCACGTTGGAGGATTTCTTCCATGTCCCGTTGCCGGGCCCGATGCTGACTTGGCAACGCTCGAAAGTGTTTCCGACAATGGTGATCACGCCGTCGCGCCCATTGACCGGGTCGTTTTGCACATCGACGGAAGTGTTGGTCAGGGTGTTCCGGAGGAAACGCGACACACTTGTCTGTGCCGTCTCCCCCGGCTCGATTGTGAGTAATCCGCTTGTCGAGGACACGCTACTATTGGTGAGCACGTTCCCCTGCACGCGGTAATCCCCCCACCAGAACTTCCAAAGTGGATTCAGTGTTTGGGCTTCAATGTAGTAGCCGGATACGGCGACATTGTTTCCCCGGAAGTCTTGGCAACTGTACACCTCCACGGTGTCCACTGCGTACACAATTGGCGACGTGCCCGCTGGCTGGGGAATGCAGGACACGTTGTAGGCTTCGCCGTTGGCATGAACCATGAGGCAGAATCCGGGAAACTTGCCATTGAAGGCACCGTAATAGAAAATCGTGTGGGTCAGGCCATCGCCGCCAATGAACTCCGTAGAGTAATTGGTACAAGGGCTCAAAGTAGCATCTGCATCCTCTGCGATCAGCTGCGTAGGGGTGAGGGGTGTCGCGTTACAGGTCACGTCCTGAAAAAAAAAAGCATCCAAAGCGGCTTTCATTGCTGTTGCACTTGCGTACGCGGTTCCAGTGGAATCCTCGAATTCGCTTGCCCTTCCCCCGGCAACTTGAATGCCCCGGCGCTTGATGATCACGCGGTCATTGGCTGCAACGTAGGGGGTGCTTTCGCTGCGTGCGATATCAACATCCCCTTCTCCTTTTTGGATGGAGATGTCAATTGAACCCTTGGGGTAGATTCCCGCAACGGGTTGGGTGGTGAGGCGGACTGCGCCTGTCCCTGTGTCTGTAATTCGAATCATGCTGCTTTGTACGTTTCCTTGAAGTGCTCCAAGGTGATCTCAATGGTGCTGCCGTCCGCTTTGAGAAGGACGACCTTTCTCTTATTTGTGGAAAAGCCCACTATGGTCGAGGGCTGTTCGCCAAGGGTTGCAAACCGCTGTCCCTGTTCGAACTTTCCAACCTTGGGTATCAAGCCTGTGTCTTGAATGGCTGGGGTGGCTGCTGCGCGTTGCTCAACCTGTGGGGCTTGAGTCTGTTCCTTGGGGGGGTGTTGCTCCTGTGGTTCACCTTGTGGCTCTGCTACTGGTGGTGGCGGTACTGCCGCCTCTACTGTTTTGACTGACTGAGCCGCGAACTCAAGCAGAGTTTTTTCGTGTTGAGCTTTTACGTTGCGAAGCTTGCCAGCTTCCCTATTGGCGCACTGCTGGCACCGTGCAATCTTTGGCGCTTTAAGCTTCTCGCCATGAACTGCCTTAAACAGTGGCGGAAACTGCCCTGCATCCAACTTGCCCCCGTGAAGGGCTGCATTGATTAGTTCGATGCCTGTTTCGGCGATTTGCTTTGGATCGCCCGCCGCTTTTGCTTCGACGTGCGCTTTAAGTTGATCTACTGAGTACCTTCCCATAGGTGAATTGTTTTGGGAAGAAAACGAAGGGATGTTAGAATAGGCTTTGTTGTTCGCCTTGGGTGGCCTTGAATATCTCGCCGCCCGTGAATAGCTTGGGCTGCGCCCTGAATGCCTCCAAACGTGCCTTAGAATCGCGGTAGTAGTCTGCATCCAATTCATAGCCCACGTACTCAAAGCCCATTTCCTCAAAGACGACAAGGCTTGACGCGCTGCCAACATGGGTATCTACGATTAAGTTTCCCGCCTTAGCATAGTTTTTTACAACCCACCTATACAGCGCAAGTGGTTTTTGGGTTGGGTGAATACCAATAAATCCCTTTTCCCAAGGTTTAAGCGTTGGCGCAAAACCCTGCTCACTTCCTCTTGCATGGCGAAAAATACGTAGCGCATTCTGAAATGAAGAAAATGCTAATTCGCCGTCTGAGGACGTAAATACATTTACCTTGTCCCACATAATCCACCCCATCGAAGGCGGTAGATATTGAGTAAAATAGTTTGCTCCCCAAATTATTTGATTCTTAGAAACCCTGAATAGTTCTGCAAAATATAATTCATCGGGGCTATTCTTATCCCACTTTTTCCATTCATACCTATTCCACCCGCTGCTCCTTACGCCATCATGCCCATCTCTGCCAATCCCATAAGGCGGATCGACAATTGCCAAATCGAAGTGCTTATCAGGAAAGGACGGCAATCCCGTTTCGGGGTTCATGCAGTCGGCGTTCAAATAGATGCTCATGATGATAAGTACGCAAACCAATTTGGAAGGTTTCAAAAAAAAAGATGCCCGCTCACCTTTGTGGGGTAAGCGGGCATTTTCAGGTTTTGGGGGAGTCCTGAATCCTCCGGGTGGCTCCTACTGACGCGACTTGCGCGTTCTCAGAGCCGATGGTGCCTCCGAGAGAGTTGACATCTTGGCAAAGATAATGAAAAAAATCCGCTTGTGAATCCGGCTTCAACACCTATCTTTGTGTCGGCTATTATCTCTTTTACTATTCTATAATTATTTCTGTTGGTGGAATACACCCAAGTAGATTCAAAATCCGTATTATTGCACTGTGAAAGCAGGGCGCGGGCATCGTCACAACCAACTGTAATAGTTAGGAATGGAAGCGATAATAGCCCAATAAGCCCCGCCCTACTTTTACAATACCCTACGTTAGCAGTAAAGGAATCCGGCCCCCAAAGCCGGATGTCCTTGTTTACTTGCCCACCAATGGGTTTCTTCATGCACGTGATCGAGCAGAAGGACTTTGCAGTGGGGGTGGCGGCTTACCTTAAAATGAAGCTGACAGGAAGGGTGGTCTTCTCCAAAAAGGAAATGCCACAATGGAAAGCCGCCCGCAGGGTGGGGCTGGTTGCCGAAAACAGGAAGAACAACAGGGAGATTTTCCTCAAATCATACAAGTCATTCAGGGGGCCGAAAATCCGGCTTTCCCAAAACGATATTTCAGTCCAAAACATCGTTGCCGCCGTTGAAGCGGTCATGGTGCAATACACCTTGAAGGTGCATGTGAGCGAAGCGCGAGACAATTGTGTGACCCGCAAGGGTTTGAATAACCGCGAAGTAACCTCCTCCCTGCACAAGAACGGCATTGCACTGTCCGTATTGGCGATGAAAACCAAAAGGTCTAAGTCCGTTTGCTCACGTGCCCGCAGGGCTATCGAGAAGGCCGGATACGGGCATTTTGAAAGGCAACGCTTCGTGCTCAACTACGCAGCAGGGGATGAACGCCAGCGCGTGTTGCCCGATGACCATGGCGACTACATCAAGGATGGGGTCAAGGTCAAGACAGGGTTCATTTGGGCTACCAAGGCTGATGGTGTCCAAATGAAGGAGATCACGGCAAAGGCAGTCGTCAATTACTTCTCATTCACCTACCGGAATGGTAAACGGAAACCCGCTAAAACGGACGTTTGCCAGCCACAACTCCCAAGGACATGGTACAGGTAATGAAGCTGGAATTGGTCGATCCAAATGGAACCATTAAGACTTGTGTGTTATTGGTTATAGCAGTACTGTATATATCAGTAACGCTAAGAGTTCTTGTACGCACGTACACGCATAGCGCATGCCCATGCACCCACACGCAATGCACAAGCACACGTGACACATGCACACGCAAGAAAGTTCTTTCAGTTTTCACCAACTTTTTTTCATCGAAAACGTACACAAAATTATGATAGAAGGCAGAGATAATGACGATCAGGCTTGGCTCGACGGGTTCGACATCAAGCAGGTAGCCAATGGGTTTACCGTGGTCGGCCCTGAAAAGGAGTACGGCACTTATGCGACTCGTAAAGAGGCATTTGAAAACCTTATCGAGGATCACGAATCATGGCTTGAGGCTGTTGAGATTCGTATGCAGATTGAATCTGATCCTGAGTTGAAGGCGCAAATGGATGATATTTGTTCAGGGAAAATGCCATTTAGGGCACGATAATGAGCCACAAGTGCAGGTGGACAGGTTCTTATTGGACTGCGACATTGTTATTACCCCAACCCAAAAACACGTATGACAAAGTTTGAAGAAATGCGCCTACGGGCAGTCAAGTTCCAAGAGTTGACCAAATGCTGCTTGGAGATTTACGGGGATGCGGATTACTTCCTGCTTCACCACCATTCAGAAACGGGCATCAAGCAGCCCGATTTTTCATTGCAACAGATCGGGGATGAACTAAGGTTCTGCAAGGTAGGCTCCCCAAGACCTGCGATTGATTCTGATTTGAGCATCCCTGAATCCGATTGGTTAGCGGGCATCGAAAAGGTGTTTGGACGCCCGTTTACGACCCTCCTAGAGGCACAAGGATGGATTGAACTTGTAAGCGAGGATCAGAACTACCCAAGGGAAGAAGTGCTTTGCATTGATTCGGATGGCTTCATGCTGTGGGGAACCCTGAGTTACGACAAGTACGAAGGCGGTTTTTTTGCACAGTATGCCGAAGGATTTGGTGGGCACGTTGGCATCACCCACTGCATGAACACCCCATTTGGTTCAATGTCTCAAAGCCATGATAAGAACAATCACGCTCAGAAGAGAGCAAACAGCACGTGAGTTCAATGACTTTGAAGCCGCGCTTAGGACAGTGGACAATCTGATCGAAATGGACTTCCGAACCTACGATGAAGTCCGGCTTAAAATTCAGGAATTGAACAACCTTTCAGAAGCACAACCGTAAACACCAAACATGGAAGCAAAACAAAAGGAAAAGCCGGGGCCAAAACCCGGCTCACGCAACAAAGATGAAGTTTTGACCCCGCTTGCCTTTGAGATTAAAAACTCAAGAGCTGGGCATGAGTTCATCGTTTTGGATATTACCGAGGCACATGCCCGCTCTTGCGCCAAGAGATTCAAGCGGACGATCAGCACCAAAGAAGTGCTGGTTGTGAACCCCGTTACACACAAGACTGTAAAAGCCCTCAAGATAACGATACTGACATGAGCACAGCAGAAGAAGTCCTCCAACGGTGCAAAGACATCGTGGATGGTAATTACCCCAAAAACGGGCGCGTAATTGAATGCCTTGCCCATGGCTACAATATTGTCTATCTAGGATTTGAAATGGCTGTTCACCAATCCAGTAGCGTGTTTTGGCTTAAAAAAGCTGCTTTTCTGCTTGGCATGGACTCAGAACCCGCGCCCGCTGAAATCGTATTGAAGTGGGAGGAGGGCACAGATTTTGCGCATTGCATTTTCAACGAGTTTATTCACGCAGAACTCACCTCATCATCCCTTACGATGATCAAGGCGGTCGTTTGCTACAAAAGCGGGGCGGAACTTGATCGAGCCTATTTTGAAGGCGATAACCGATATTCAGCCGCCCAACAGTGGTGCGCCGCCGCCATCAAGAAACTTGTAACCCAATCCCCAAAGCAATGAGCACAGAGATAAAAGACCGCCTGACGCGCATCATTGCAATGTGCGAAGGCAATTCGGGTGTTTGCAACGATATCCGCTTCGAGGCATCCATGGCCTTGCAGGATGTGGAGTCGCAAACCGTGGCAGTGATTGCCCCGGCGATTGAGTGGGAGCAAGACCCCGAAGACCAAAGATGGTGGTATGGGAAGGATCGGGACAGCAAGTACAGCCTTAAAGTCTTTGGCAACAAAATAATTTCCCGCCACGGTTCTGACATACTTTTTGTAGAGTTGGATAATTCCATGGACGATGCCAAGGCTATTTGCCAAGCCCACAAGCAAGCCCAAGTGAATGCTGTTCTTGAGGTTTGCAACGTGCGCGATCCACAGCCGCTACTCGACATTTTGAAACAAGCCACAACGTATTGTGAATCCAAAATCGCAAGGGTTGAGAGCGGGTTTTCAGATGAACGATTCATTGAAATCATGGGTGAGAAATTCACGTCCACCCTCAAATCTTGGGAGGAAGCCCAATGAGCACACCAAAATTCACAATAGGAGCCGTTTATCGCATTGGCGGGGTATTGCTACGCCTCAAAGGGTTCAAGGGACTTGATTCCCATGCAGCTTTTCAGCGTCTCAAGCCGGACGGCACAGACGACATTGGCGAGCACCCATCCTACCATAACGGCACCAAGGGAATCCGTTTGATTCGCTACCGTCTTGGCGAAATGGAGCAGGTTACGAAGTCTTGGGAGTGCAACGAGTGCGGCTTCCAAGACTATACAGCATCAGTTAGTAAATGGGACATAGAATCGCTGCAATGCCAAAATTGCGGATGCAATAAATTTCACCTTGCACCTGAAAAGCCATGAGCCTTACCCCTTGCAACAACTGCCCATGGCGAAAGGATGCACCCTTGGAGTACTGGGACCCCCAACACTTTCGGGACATTGCCAAGTCCTGCCGGGGCGATGGAATATCCCAAATGCTCTGCCACAAATCCAAGCCAGATGAAGGGATACGCAAGCCTTGTGCGGGTTGGGTAGCTTCCCAAGGATTTGAATCAATTGGCGTTCGCATCCTACATATTCGAAAGCAAATCCCAGATGATCCCAAGCAGTGCGCGGGAGGACACGACCTCTACACCTTTGACGAAATGTTGAAGGCCAACAACATCAAAGTTAGAAACCAACCCCAATACAGGAGAAAAAGCAAATGAAAACACTCCCCAATTTTCGCCAAATTCAGAAACAGCACATGAACCGCATAGCAGGGCTTGTGCTTTGCTCAGTGCTGTTTATCGCCCTGTCCTTCGTAGTCGCCGTAATCTATGCAATGCAGGGCGTAAACGAATTGATCATTGCGGTTGTTGCCATGATTTCAGCCATGGCCGGGACGTGGTGGTCAATGACCCGCTTATCGGCCAAATGCGATTTGCATTTTTCCCGAATGGCTTCGTTGATCCGCTTCATGGAAGGCAATTATGCAGACACCCCAATGGGTGCGCGAATTCGGATTGCTGACCGCGAATTACTGGAAGAGTGGGATCGCTTTGAAGAGTGGCGAATCCTCAAACTCAAAAACAACTCTAGCAGCCATGAATGACGCACAGATCCGCAAAAGCTTGCTAGCTGCAACCGATGCGTACAAACAGAACCACCGCAACACTGCCCGCTGGGACAATGCGATGCAAACATTGCTAGGGCTTGTGTCCCAGCAAAAATCCAAGTCCTCGATTTGGACAAGTGCAATGATCGAGCAGTTGACATCGTTGCACAGGGAGGGCAAGTCATACAAGCAAATCGCCGCAATCATGGGAATGCGGCCTTCCCAAATTACGTTTGCGGTCTGTGAATACAAGGTCGCGATTCCGGGCAAGATGAACACGCCGCACGTGAACCCGTGGACTCCTGAGCAGGACGAACTACTGAAGCAGAAATGGGAAAATGAAGAGATTACCGCCGCCGCCTTGGGTAAACTTCTAGGCAGGACCGCGTTTGCAGTCAACCAAAGGACGCGCGTTCTTGGATTAAAGAAATTTTCCAGACTCGCAAACTCTATGGTCTATGCGCGAATGGTTGAAGGGCACATGCGGTCGTTTATCCTTGATCCCGACACAGGCAAGGAACGCGGCTACCTTCCATATTTGTGGGAGAAAACCCACGGCACCAAAATCGGCCATGGTAAATTCGTTGTGCCTCGGGATGGTAATTGGACGAATCCAAACCCCGAAATGCTCCTTTGCCTTCCAACCAAAGGGGAGAAGACGCGCAGGTTTTTGGAGTGGATCAAGCAAGGAAAAGACCCGTTAGTGCAGCAAGGAATTGCACAGGACAAGGCCAAAGAAGAAAGCCAAACAGCACAGCGTGAAGCCGCGCTCGAAAAACAACACAAGGCCGAAAAGCTTGCCAAGGAATCAGTTAAGCAACAACCTCAAGGCAATGATCTAGGAAGGCCAGTACTGCCTAGGCTCAAAATGCGAATCGAGACCCCTAAGCCTGTGACTGGCAAAAGGCAAGCTCCAGACATTACCAAACTTGCGCACGTATCGATTGGCAAATTGGTTCGCCACGTACAGGTTGGCAGATTGGAATCTGTCCTGAATGAGCACCCGAGTGCAGTGGTTGAGTATTTGCCCCTCACTGGTCAGCCATCTAAGGACACGATCAGGGACTATGAAAAGCTTTATCCTCTTGCGAGAATTGTGGTTTTGTGATTGGGATGTTTTTGGGCAAAGAAAAAGGGGCGTGTTGCCCCTTTTTCTGTTTTCAGTGGCGGATACGTGACCGCCTGTTTGCATCCATTCGCTGCGCCTCGGAAACGTCGGTAGCCACAACCACCTGTGCGGGCATGGTTTCAATTGCCTTGCGAATGCCTGTCAGTGAATCAATGACCGCCTGAGATTGTGCGAATTGTGCTGCGCCCTGCATCTTGTCGAGGTCCGGCGTAAGGTCGAGCCGTCCCCCTGTGGCGAATGATTGTGTGGCTTTTGGCACAACATCAAACTTTACTCGGTCGCCGTGGCGGTTGATCGTTTCGAGGGCGTGATCGTTGTTCGCTGAGGCGCGTTTGTTGATCATCCATTCTTGCCCCTCTGCTTCGACCATTCGATTTTGGCCGGACACCCAAACAGGGATTCCCCCGTTGTCGTGGCTGGGGCCGTCAAGCTTGCCACCCTTGGCGAACTTTTGGGCGGCTATCGTTGCTACTTGGGCCGCTCCCAGTGCGCCGTAAAGCGCAATCAAGATACCTGTTGAAATACCAAAGTCAGCCTTGGGCACGTCCGCAATGACGCGGGAAATACCAAGGGCGGTATTGATGACGGCTTGGGCAATGGCTTGGGCTTTGCGGATTGCGGCTTGTTTCTTCTCAATCTCTGCCGCTTGGTTGAGTAGTTCCAATTTGCGCCGCTCCTGGACTTCGCGATCTGCCGCCAACTGTGCTTCCCGTTTGCGCTCGATTTCGATCAACTGAATGATCCTTTCCCGGCGTTCACCTGTGGCAGTCAACAAGGATTCTTCAACCTGCTTCAAGCGGTTGCGTTGGTCCTCAAGGCGATTGTTAAGCGCATCGATTCTTTCCTCTGCCCTTGTGACCTGCTGATCTATCAATTCCTTTTGCGCCTCGAAAAACTGGTCAACGGCTTGCAATGCCACATCTTGAAAACCCTTGAAGACTTGCCCGAACTGTTGCAACTCCTTGTCATCGATGCCCAAGATTCGGGACAAAATGGAGCCTTGTCCTTTGCGCGATGCTTCGACATTCGCGGCAAAATCCGTAATGATTTTGGTTCGCTCGACCGTGGCGCGTTCCAAAATTGCCGTCCGTTCTTCATCGGAGGTAGCGGCTTTGAGGTTGTTGGCGGTTTCGAGGTCCAGCAACTGGATGCGCAAATCCTTTTCCTTTGTCAACAATTCCTTACGCTTGTCGAAATTCTTGCCCGCGAGTTCCAGTTCGGTTTGAACCGTGTCGAGGCGGATATCAAGCAAACCCTTCATTTGGGCGGTTCGCTTGGCTTCAAGTTCTACTTCCCGATCCAATCGGGCCTTTTCTCCCTTCTCGGTGATGTCAAGCACCTTGGCTTGGTGTTCGGTTTCCAGTTGCTCAATTAGTGCATTTTGAACCTGAATCGCGTCCTCGCGCTGCTGGGCGGTGCTCGTTTCGGCTGCAATGATTTCGGCTGCGTTGTTGATGGCAAGTTGGAGCCGGTCCCTGTATCGTAATTCTTCCTGTGCCAGTTCGCGGGCTATGTCGTCTTCGATATTGGCGGCGATGGTTTCGGCCAACTGTTTCCGCAATTGGGCTATTTTGTTCGCGTTCTCTTCTTCGGCTTTTAGCCTGTCAGCAAGTAGTTTCTTTTGGTCATCTGTCGCCTTCTTGTCGGTCTTCGAGTCGCCTGTGATCTTCTTGATTTTGTTTTCGACTTCCTTGATTTCCGCGCCAATTGCTGCCCATTCTTTTGCGTTTGTTGCAAGTTCCTGTTTGTCCTGCAAAAGTTTGATTTCTTCCCGGAGTAGTTTGACAGTGTCCGCCGCGTCGCCAAGTGATCCGGTTGTTTCTACAATGTTGTCCCCGAAAACTTGGAGTGGCGCTTGGTCATTGAAGAACTTGTTGATATTGTCGATTTCTTTGTTGCCTTGCCCGACTGCTGATGCAAGGTCGAGAAAGTCAAGCGCCACCCCGGATGCCTTGATTGCATCGAGTGATTTTTGAACCTCGGGGCCCACCTTTGCCAATTTGACCACCTCATCCAGTGTGCCTTCAAAAGATGAAGTGGTCAGGCCCACTTGCAGAATCTGTTCCGCTGTGGCGGCTTTGAATACGTCCGTCACGGAGTTGAGCGCGTCTTGAATCTTCTGCTGGCTCAGGCCTGTTGCTTTGGTCAATGTCTCGGTGCCGCGAAGCAAGGCGTTCTGTTGGGCTGTGAATATCTCGGTGATCTTCTGCTCCTGGACCTGCAATTGAACCTTGCGGAGCAATGCCGCGTTCACTGCATTCTGAGCCGCCTCGACTTCCTTCAAACTCGATGCCTCAGTAAGTAAAGAGGGAAGATATTGCCCGTATTGCTCATTGATTTTGGTCATCGCCTTGGCGCGTTCTTCCCGGCTGGATGTCTCGGATTTCAGTACAGCAAACAGGGCTGCGGATCCGGCGGTTTCCTTCCCGTAGTTTTCAGCCACTGCGTCCCCCAACTCTTTTTGTAGTTGCTGTTCGCGGGTCAGTTCCTTAGTCCTGCTGGATAGTAGCACAAGGGCCGCTCCAAGGGCCGTCACGCCCGCGATTACCAATCCCAAGGGGTTCGCGTTCATTACAAGATTCAATGCCCTCTGAGCGATTGTAGCGAGGCCAATTTTGCCCGCCAATACTTGCGATGCTGTCCCAAGGATTGCTTGGCCAATTGCTGCTGCCCGCGTGGCGAGGTTGTTGGCAATCGTGGCGGCTGTGTTGAGGATCGTTCCTTTGGTCGCCAAGGATTCAAGGAAGGCCGCTTGGATTCGCGCCGCATTGAGGGCCGCGTATGCCCCGGTCAAAATCAACACCACGTCCCGGTTGCGGATCAGGAAGCCCACAAGTTGAGCCAATCCACGAAGCAGGTTCACGCCGCCCTTTGCAATCGTATCGAAGGCTGGGCCAAGGTTCTGAATCAGTTCAACCTTAAGGTTGTTGGTCGCGATTTTCAGGTCATCGGCTGTGTTCGCTGATGCCGCGAATTGGCGGTCAAGTTCCCCGGCACTTCCTCCAACAATTGACTTGGAAACTTCCTCGAAGGTTTTCAGGTTCGAGGTGAGGGAGTTCAAGCCCTTGGCCGCGTTCTCATCCAATCCAAGCCCGGCAAGCTTCAAGCTGCGCTGTTCATCGGATAATCCCTTGAATTGTTCCGAGAGGTCGCCAACGATGGAAACCAGTGGACGTGTCTTTCCGGTTGCATCGAAGACCGCTACACCAATATCTTTGAGGTTTTCTTGGACTTGGGTTTTGGCCAAGCCTTTCAAGGTCGCGTCAAGTGCTGTGGCCCCGGCGTTCGCGCTGAATCCAAACTTGGTGAACGTGGCCAAAGCTGCTGCCGATTCTTGGAATCCAGCCCCCAAAGCCTGAATGGACGGCACTACTTTCGGGAATTCGGCGGACAAATCCGAGAAGGTGAGCAAGCCTTCCTTTTGAGTGCGGAAAAGCGTATCGAAGACTTCATCGATGCCCGATACCTGATTCTTTACCGCGCCAAAAATCCCTACTCCGGCCTGTGCTGTGCTTTGCAGGTCGCCAAATCCTGCCTTGGCTGCACGAAGTGACGCGGCCAAAATTGTTTGGGACTGCTCTACGTCTCCTGTGGCCGACTGGATCGTGAAAAGCGCATCCGGGATCGTGGATAGTTCCACGGTCGCGTCCCTTCCAAGGTCAAGGACGGTGGTTTTGAGTTGGGTCAGTTCATCGTTGGATAGCTGGGCTACCGTGTTGACCTTGGCAAAGCCCCTTTCGATGTCCAAAAACTCGCTTCCGAGGTTCTTGATCGCGTTGAAACCTTGCACTGCACCGACCGCCGCCGTAACCTGAATGGCTACGTCCTTGAACGCCGCAACAGCCCCTTCCCGGAATCTTTCTGCGATGGACTTTGAGCCACGGAGTTCGCGGTTGAGGTTGGTGATTTTGAGGTTGTTCGCCTGAATCGTCTTTGCGAGAGCATCGTATTCCTCCTGGGTGGCGTTGATGCCCACCGCCATGTTGTTGAAGTCAACCGTCAGGGCTTTGGTTTCTGCTTTCAGTGCTGCAAACGACCCCGCCACCTTACCCTGTGCCTCAAAGGCTTTGGTCACGTCCTTTTGGACTTCACGTAGGCCGTTCAATTGCGCCTGCACCCGCCCGATCTCGCTTGTCAGTTCGCGATATTTCGCGCTTCCTACGTCCGTCTGGGCTTGTTCGGCTTTTAATTGGCGTAGTGTCTTGGCGAGAGACTTCAAGGAGTTCTCAGCCTCTGTGAGGCCCAAGAATTGAACGCGGGCGGTGTATGTTGATGCCATTGATTACTTGCCGTAGAGGATTTTATCGTGAATGGTTTTGCCCGCCTCGCCGTTTACTGCTGTTCCAATGGTGGCAATGCGGTTCAATACAGGTCTTGCAATGGGCAAAGGGATGGATTGGGCTTGTTCGGTAGTCATTGATACGCCACTTTCGTCCTTCATGCACAGTGCCAACACGTCCGCCAAGGACTCGCAACGCTTCATCATCTTCAAGTCCAAATGATAGGGCTTGTCTTCGATATGAAGGGTGGTCGCCATGTGCTGCGAGTCGTCGCGGATCGCCTCCATTGCCAAAACAAGGATGGTGGATTTGGTTTGTTCATCGCAGGACAAAGCCAAGGATGCCGACAAGCCCCACCAGTAACAGGCGATTTCGAGATTGCGGTCTTTGTCCGCCTGCTCCAGCCACTTCCTTTGATTGCGCCTTGATCGTTTGCGCACGGCCATGGGCAAAACTGTTTTTGGCAAGGACTTTACCCACTGCACAAAGTTGTCGTATTCCCCGCAGGTCACGTCGAGGGGATGCGGGCAAAAATAGTGATCGCCGTTGATTACAAGTTCGTGGGTGGTGGTGGTGTTTTCTGCAATTGCTTGTGCGTGTGCTTCCATTGTGCTTTTCCGAGAAAACGCGAAAGGAAGCGCCAAGGCAACTGCCAAAGGAAATCCACAAGGTAGGGCGTACTGGCTGCGCGTTCGCACAGGTCAGCACGAAATGAAATGCGGTCGAGGGCTACACCGATTCTTTCCGCCTCTTTGTGGGCGTGCAGGTACTTTCCAAGTGAAGTATTGTCCACAAAAAAGGCAGGGCAAGGAATAGGCTTTGATGCAAATTCCTTCATCTTTTCTTGGGTGTTTTCCGATAACTGTGCCATGCTTCCAAAACGCCCATCGCATCCTTGTTTGTAGTTGCGGGTTCTGCTTGGTAGGTTTGCAGAGTACAGTTTATTCACCAATTCAAAAAGCAATGACACTTCCAAGAATTACGCTTATGATTTGGGGAGTTGGAGCCACAGCAATGCTTGGCATGAAACTCGCCCTTGTTGGAATCCCCGCGCAATTGGGATGGATTGCAAATGCACTTTACCCCGGCATTCCATTTGGCATCTCAGTTTTTCTTGCGCTGTTTGTCGGCTGGCTGTTTCCCGTAATTGAGGTAGTATCCATCAAATCGGGAAGGTTTTTCGAGCCAAAGAGGGTATTCCGCTTTTCCAAGGAATACCGCAATTACAAGAATCTTTAAGAGTTGACCCCAAAGACAAAACAGTAATGAAACCACCAAAAGACTATCCAATGACGGCCTACGTCACGCACATGCAGGACGGCAAAATCAGGTTTTATTATGTCAAGTACTGCCACTACGGGCAATCCTTGGCTTGTTCGTCTGATTTGCCCTACGGCAATGGCTTTCCCGCAAGCAGGACGACCTTTCCCAAAAGCCAAGTAGGGGAGGTGCAAGAGGCTGACCACTACAAAAAAGAATTCGCCCGCCACGAATTCTACATCGTGACGACTGACCCGAACCCCTTGCCCGCCCGCGCCTTGGTCATTAAGGCCATGCGCGACAAAGCGGACAAGATCAATGCCGCATGGAATGCCCTGTTGGAGCAAGCCGCGAAACTTGAAACCGAAACCTTTCCCAAATCCAATGTTTGAGAACATCTTGAGGCTGTGCCTCACCAACAAATCCGAGCCCCTGCAAATTGCACGTGCGGCTATTTCCTGCAACGCTACCGTTGTCGTGCTCGATGACAATGGAGCTAAGTGGATGCGCTCTCAGGGCGTGCCCACAATCACCATAAAGAAACTGGACTCCGAAGAGTTCGCGCCTGATCGATACGCCAAGGATGCGCCCATTATGCTTACCACAATGGCCTTTCACGCAATTGGAGAGCATGGGCAATACCTGCAAAAGACGGTGGATCAATTGCGCATTCAGCTTGCGCGAGAAGAAGACCGCCATAAAGCAACAAAGGACGACCTGACCAAGCGGGCGCAAATCATGGAGGCAAATCGTGATGCAGCCAAGTTCAGCCTTGACCGTGCCAATGCACGCATTGGCGAACTGACCGAAGGGAATACTGCTCTTTTGCAAGAACTGATCCAAGCCCGCCGCCCATGGTGGAAGAAATGGTTTGGCAAAGCAGCAACTGCATCCTGCTTGGTTCTTGCCCTGCTTGCCACTGGCTGCGACACTAGCGGCACTGTCCGCCCTTCAACAGGAAGCATTACCGAACATTCTTACGATGGCTGCATTTACTTGCGGCCATCCTCGTTTGAAGTTCCGTTGATCCATTCCGCCACTTGTTCCAACCCTAAGCATGGAGGGGTGTTGAAATGTCAATGACCCGCGCCCAAATGCTCCTGATCAAGATCATGGAGGAATGCAACGAAGTAGGCCAACGAGCATCGAAAGCCCTTTGCTTTGGGTTGGATGAAGTTCAGGAAGGCCAAACGCTTAACAATGCCGAAAGGATGCTCGATGAATTGGAAGACTTGGTGGTGGTGATGCGGATGCTTGCGGAATCCGACAAGGTGATGGAGCAAGCAACAGAAGGCGAAAGCAGACCATTCAAATCAATGAGCAACGAAGCCAAAAAGGCAAAGGTGGAAAGGTGGTTGAAATACTCGCAGTCACTTGGAATCCTTGCGCCGGAGCCGGCAGAGAAAGGGGGTGAGGCATGAGCCACGTTCAACCTCGCCGTGTTCGCCTTTCAGATGGGCGCATGGGCACCACTACCGATCCCAAGGGAGGAGTGAATGGATTTGTCAGAGTGGTTGTGAACACGTCTAAGGGCACGCCCGGACACACCGCCCCCAAGCCGTATCCTGCAAAATCAAAGTTGAATTCTTGGAGCCATGAGAACCACCGGATACAGCAGTTTTGAAATCTCCCATGGAGTGACCCAAGACGAACGGGACAAGCGTTTGCAGGACTTCAAGGCCTTTGTGAAAAAGGTACTGGCAACCGACCGCATTCTCGTTACCCAAGTCAGTGAATGGCAGTGGCGGTTTGAGTTTGACGGCAACAAGTTCGATCTGCTCCCAGTGAGCAGGAAGGTGATTGATTGGAATGCGTTCCTTTGGTGCGATGGGCAGTGGCAAACCCGCATCAACAGCATCGAAAGGCAGATGCAGTCCTTACGAGCCCACAAGCCTTTTGCACCTATCTGAGTAACCGTTTGCCCGAGATAACACCGAAATTTCACTTACGCGCCCAAGCGAGGGTAAAAAGGATTCTTGGTAATCGCAGGGCATTGGCAGAACTTTGAGATTCACAACAGGAGGCGCGGCCTTTCCCGCGTCAATGAAACCTAGTACAGTCAATGAAAGCTAAGATCATTGGGCACAAGTCCAGTTTTACCGTCGATGACGATACCCAGTATCGCATTGGCTACATCAATACCGCATCAGGCGGCAAGGTTGGCAACGAATGCAGCCTTGTAGCCTCAACTAGCGAAGTGACAGCCATCGCCTGCCAGTTCGCCACCGCACCCACAATTGAGCAAGCAGCGCGCATCCTGCAAGCCATGCAAGCGGGTCTTGACCGCATCTTCAAAGAGCAGCACATTACCGCTTCGTGCCCATGGCCGATTGTCGATGTTCGCGATTTAATGCAAGGAGTTGACGGCATCCCTCCCCTTTACGTGGAGCCGCAAGAAGCGACCGATTCACACGACGGGAAAACCCAATTGCCGAGTTTGTTTGAGGTTCAAAACGACCTTTTCGGACTGGGATTTGAAACCCGATCAATGAAGTTTCCAAGCGAGATTCGCCCGGAAATTGTTGTAGAACCGGGGGAGGACTTTGGCAAAGTCTCAGGCGTTCGTGTTTTCAGCGCGGGAGTCGAATTCGCAGTCATTCGCCCCTACTCGCTTGAGGCGTTGAAGGAGTGTTTGGCGAAGGCTGAGCAAGCAAAGGAGGGAGACGGTGGAGCAGCATTCAGGAAAGCAATGGAGAGCAAAGACCAAGCTTCACCCGAAAGCGTACTGCTTGCAAATGGATGGAAGAAAGGCGAACAAGGCCGAATGAGTCAATCTTGGAATAATGAGAGTCATCCCGACATTTGGATAAGTCAGTTATTTGGAGCGGTGCCCCTTGTTTCCCTTCATCACAGGCATTCCGGGAAATCAATGACGTGGAATCCAGAAACCCAGGGGCTTGAAGACTTCCTGGTCTTGGGGTGCGATGTCCTCGAAGGAAAGCGCGACTCCATGGACGGCCCACGCAAAGACGAAGACAAGGATGAAGTTTTGCGCAAAGTGGGCTGGGACATGGCGCAATGCTCCGACTCCAAGAAGTTGGTTTACACTCACGCCCGAGTCCACGGTGAAGTGTGGTGCATGCGGGAGTTTTGGTATTTCACCTACCCCCATGGTAAAGAAACCAACACCGAACCCTACCAGCCGGACCACGACGGCTCATTCTTCACTTGGCTGGACGGGTTGACGCAGGCGCATTGTGTGGCGACCAAGACCGAGAAGATTGAAGACTCACTAGAAAGCCTTCGCGATCAATTGCGGGAGGCCAACAAGACACTGGATGCTACTCCCATGATGTTGGGAGAGTCGGTCAATCCTCTTTTCGAAGAAGCAAGCAGCAAAGCATTGACACTGGCCAAGCAACTCAAAACCGCAGAGGATGGCCTACGAAATAGAGCGATTCACACAGAGCAGCCTACTCAAACTCTTATTGACAACGGATGGAGTTGGAATGAACCAAAGAATCGATGGGAACAGCAAGACACAGACGCAACTGTTCATTTAGAGGAAAACATGTGGATTGCTTGCATTGGCCCTTCGTTCTCAGGCGGATATCGCCTTGGAATTGTTTTTGAGCCAGAGGAATCTACATTTCTGGATTGGCTACTGTACAGGGTGCAATTTGAGCAAAGCAAAATCGAACAGGATCATATCAAAACTGAAAATCTCAAGCCGATGCCGGAGGATACCATTTCCACCCAAGCCCTGCTTGATTCGGGTTGGGATCAATACAACGCACCGCACAATCTAAATCTATTCCGCAAGAAGCGGGAAGATGGCTTGATTGTCCACCTTAAACAAA